GGTCATCTGAAAGCGCCGAAATAATCTAGCGTCAGTTGACATAAGTAGTTAACAAGTTAATTATAATAGGTATAACAGGTTAACAAAAAAGCACTATGTTAATAAGTCTTGCAGAATTAGCTATGTTGAAAAACGTGTCTAGGGCTGCGGTTACAAAGAAAATTAAATCTGGTAAATTAGAGGGTGCAGTTGTTAACCACAATGGTAGAAAAATGGTTAACAAAGAAGAAGCATTTAGGTTATGGGATATGGCTGATATAAGAACTGTTACAACTGTAAAAAAAGAACTTAAACAAAAAATAGATAGTTTGCCTACTGATTCCATACCAGACTTTGCAGAAAGTAAAGCTAAAAGAGAATTTTATTTAGCAGAGTTAGCAAAGTTAGATGTAGAAGAAAAGAAAAAGCAGTTAGTTAGTGTTGATGAGATAAAAAAAAGCAGTTTTGCAACAGCAAGATCTATAAGAGAAGCATTAACTAATCTAGCTGATAGGTTAAGTCATCAGTTAGCAGGTGAAGATGATGCAACTGTAATACATAATTTATTATCTACAGAACACAGAGAAGCACTAGAAAACTTAGCACAATGAACGCATGGGAGGAAGGGTTTTTTGCAGGTTTAAAACCACAAAAACCTTTAACAGTTAGTGAATGGTCAGATAATTATAGAATTTTGTCAAGTAAAGCTAGTGCAGAACCTGGTAAGTGGAGAACAAGTAGAACACCATATCTAAAAGAACCTATGGATTGTTTAGGTACGCAAAGTCCTATACAACGTGTGGTGTTAATGTTTGCTGCACAGACAGGCAAAACTGAGGCACAAAACTGTTGGTTAGGTTATGTAATAGACCATGCACCAGCACCTATGTTACTTGTACAACCTACTGTGGAAATGGGTAAAAGATTAAGTAAGCAAAGATTAGAAAGTATGATAAATGATACACCTTGTCTTAATGAAAAGATTGCACCTGCTAGAACAAGAGATAGCGGTAATACATTATTCAGTAAAGAGTTTCCTGGTGGCATGATGCTTATTACAGGAGCAAATTCAGCAACAGGACTACGATCAACACCATGCCGTTATATAAGTTGTGATGAGGTAGATGCGTTTCCATCTGATGCGTCAGGTGAAGGTGATCCTGTAGCTCTAGCGGAAAAAAGGGCAACAACATTTAGTACACGTAAAAAAGTATTACTTACATCTACACCTACTATTAAGGACTTTTCAAGGATAGAAGCAGAATATTTAGCAAGTGATCAAAGATTATATTACGTGCCTTGTCCTATATGTGGTGAGTATCAAGATCTCAGGTGGAAGCAATTACAAAAAGAAGATGTGAATAATGTGAAATATAAATGTGTACATTGTGAGGGTTTATTTGATGAAAGCCATAAAACAAAAATGCTTAGACAGGGTGAATGGAGAGCTAGTAAAGAGGGTGATGGTATAACAGCAGGTTTTAGACTTAATGGTTTATATAGTCCACTAGGTTGGTTTAGTTGGAAAGAAATGGTTATGGAATTTAACAAAGCAAAAGGTGATGCACCATTAATAAAAACTTTTGTGAATACTAGACTTGCAGAGACATTTGAGACCGACTATGTAAGTGCCATGAGTGCAGAAGGATTGTTAAAAAGATGTGAGAGCTATGAACAGGCTACTTGTCCAGATGGTGTATTGTTTTTAACTCAGGGTGTTGACTGTCAGATAGATAGGTTGGAAGTTAGTACGTGGGGATGGGGTAAATATGAGGAGTCATATCTGATAGATCATGTACAGCTATGGGGTGATCCACATCAATCAGAAGTATGGAAGCAACTAGAGATAGTAATAAATCAACAATATGAACATGAAAATGGTCAAAGTTTAGTACCTGTAATTACTGCTGTTGACTCAGGTGGTTTACATACTTCAGAGGTTTACCAGTTTACTAGAGAAAAAGTAGCACAGGGAGTTATTGCTATCAAAGGACAATCACAGGCTAATAAACCTGCAATAGGTAGACCTACAAGAGTAGATATAAATTTTAGAAAAAGAAATAAAGCTATAAAAAAAGGTGGTTTAGTATATCCATTAGGAGTTGATACTATTAAAAATACTCTAATGGGTAGATTAAAAAATAATAAAATAGGTAGTGCTGGTTATATACATTTTCATGCAAGCACAAGCGAAGAATATTTTAAGCAGATAACAGCAGAAAGACAGATATTAAAAACTAATAAATCAGGTTTTCAAGTTCCACAATGGGTAAAAAAAGGTAATACAAGAAATGAATGTTTAGACACATGGGTTTATTCTTATGCTGCAATGTGTTTATATATATCTAGATTCAGTACAAATACAAAAAACGTGTGGCAACACTTACAAAATAATTTTAATAACGCTGATAATGTAGGTAAGCCTAAAAGAGCTACAATAAAAACAGCACCTAAAAAAGATTTTGTTAATTACTGGTAAAGCTAATGTTTAAATCTGACTTACCTAATATTATTGTTGCTGGTACTACTATCGAATGGGTAGATGAAGCTACTACTGCCGGAATAGATGAAACTATTAGTAGTCCTGATTGGACATTAGAATATTTTTTACGTACAAATACAGCTAGTGAGGGTCATATAGCTACAGGTACACAATACTTAAACAGTACAGGTTGGCAATTTACAATAAGTGCTACTGCAAGTGCAGAATTTATTGCAGGTAATTGGTTTTGGTCAGTTAGAGCATTTAAGGGTGCAAAAGTATTTGAAATAGGTAGTGGTGAATTAACAGTAAAACAATCATTGCAATATACTGGTACACCTGCTGCTATTGATAACAGAACACAAAACGAAAAAGATTTACATGCTGTTACTGCTGCTATAAGAGCAATGGTAGAAGATAAGGCACAGGAATATAGTATTGGTAATAGAACATTTAAGAGAATAGATTTAGATAAGCTAGAAAATTTACAGGCTAAATTAAGAAGTAGAGTTGCTAGTGAAAAGCGTTATAGTTTAATAAGTCAGGGTTTAGGTGACCCTAAAACACTTTATGTACGCTTTTAGGGGGGTTAAATGGGCTTAAGAAACGCTTGGAAGGGCTTATTTACATCTAATAACGACATAAATAGCCGTAGAAATAGGTTAAAAAGAATGTATGCAGGTGCAAGAGTAGATAGAACAAACCTTAGTTGGGTCACACCATTATCTTCACCAGATCAAAGTTATAAAAATTCTATTAATACACTTAGAAAAAGAGTACATGATTTAGTACGGAATAATAATTATGCAGCACAGGCAGTTAGATATGCAACAAACCAGATAGTAGGTCAGGGTGTAACAATGCAAGCACAGATAAAAAGTCAGCGTGGCGGTACACCTAATACAAGATTAAATGAATCTATAGAAAGTGAATGGAGTAGATGGGGTAGAAAAGATAGCTGTGATATACGTGGTGTTTTGTGTTTTTCTGAAATGGAAAGGCTTGCAGTAAGGTCAATGATAGAAAGCGGAGAATGTTTTATTGTTATACATAGAAAAGCATTTGGTAGAAGTAAAATACCATTTTCATTAGAAATTTTAGAAGCAGAACAATTAGATGAAGATTATAAAGGTATAAAAAAAGATAATAAAAATGTATGGAGATTAGGCATTGAGCTAAGTCCTGAAGGGAGGGCTGTAAGTTATGCGTTTCTAAAAAAACACCCTGGCGATACAAATTTTGCAACAGTACCCGAAGAAAAAAGACATATAATTGTACCTGCAAAAGATGTAATACATTTATTCATGCCACTAAGACCAGGTCAGCATAGAGGTGTACCATTTTTGGCTAGTGCAATAAATCATTTACATCAGTTAGATGGTTATATTGAAGCAACTGTTGTAGGACAACGTGCTAGTTCTGCACTTATGGGATTTATTACAAGTCCAGAAGGTGAGCTAGATGCAGGTGGTGAAGTATTTGATTATGAACGTGTAAGTGGATTTGAGCCTGGTGCATTCAAATATTTAGCACCTGGTGAATCAATATCTGTACCTGATTTAGATAAAGCTAATGGTGAATTTGAACCATTTGTAAGGGCTATGCTTAGAAGTATGGCAAGTGGTTTAGGTTGTAGTTTTGAAGCTATAAGTTCTGATTATTCGCAATCTAATTACAGCAGTAGCAGATTAGCAATGATGCAAGACCGAGATCATTGGAGAACAATACAAAAAATGTTAAAGGAAACTTTTTATCAGCCTATTTATGAGTACTGGTTAGAGATGGCTGTACTAAGTGGTACATTAACATTGCCTACATATTCAACAACACCAGAAGTATATGAAAAAGTTAGATGGGTATGTAGAGGTTATAGTTATGTAGATCCACAGAAAGAAGTGGCAGCAATGAAAGATGCAGTTAGGTGTGGATTTAAAACATTAACAGATGTTGTAAGTGAAAATGGTGGAGATATAGAAGAATTATTGATAGCTAGACAGACAGAACTAGCAAAACTAGATGAAATGAATATTATTACAGATAGTGACCCATCAGCCACAAATAAATCAGGTGGTAGTCAATATAAACCAATAAATACTGTAGATCCTTTTGGTGATACTGATGCACCATCAGGACAAGATGCAGAAAATGTAGCGGAGGGTTCTGATGGCAGTTATTAATGGTACAGAAATAGATCTTATGCCTACTGCTGGTATGAGAGAAGAGGCACAAAGATATAGAGATTGGAAGGCAGAAGGTGAGGCTGGCGGTACAGAAGTTGCACGTAGGAGAGCAACACAAATATTAAGTGGAAATGAATTAAGTCCACAAGTTGTTATTGAAATGTCAGCATGGTTTGCAAGACATGAAGTAGATAAGCAAGGAGAGGGTTTTTCGCCTGGTGAAGATGGCTACCCTAGTAATGGTCGTGTTGCATGGGCTGCATGGGGTGGTGATGCAGGTAAAAGTTTTTCTGATGCAAAATCAGCTAGAATAAAAGAATTAAGAAACAATGATGCCATGCCTAAAACAAAACGTACTGTAAAACGTGCAGAACCAGACGCATTATCTGTAGGAGATTATGTTAGATGGAACGCAAGTGGTGGTACTGCAAGAGGTCAGATAGATCGTATTGTTCGTGATGGAACTATAAATGTTCCTGATTCTAGTTTTGAAATTACTGGTACAGAAGATGACCCTGCTGCATTGATAACTGTATTTAGAGAGAATGATGGAGAATATGAGGCAACAGATGTACAGGTTGGTCATAAGTTCAGCACACTTACTAAGATAGATTCATTAAGAAGTGTTACAAAAGTATTAAAACGTAGTGGTGAAACATCATTTTCAGAAAAAGAAGAAAACACATATGAATTTAGTTTCTCTAGTACATATCCTGTAGAAAGATCATTTGGTACAGAAATACTAAGCCATGACGAGGGTGCAATAGATTTTGGAAGGTTAAATGGTGGAGTTGCGCCAGTGTTATGGAATCACAATATGGATTCTGTAATAGGTATTGTTAGAAATGCGTATTTGGATAAAGAAAAGAAAAAAGGTCGTGCAGTTGTTGAATTAAGCAGAAATGCAAAGGCACAGGAAGTAAAAAGAGACATAGATGACGGCATTTTATCGTCAATTAGCGTAGGTTATCGCATTTTAGAGATGGAAGAACGTGAAATAGATGGAAATAACGCTTTTCTTGCTACAAGATGGGAGCCACACGAAGTATCGGTTGTTGCAAGTCCAGCAGCACCAGATGTAGGGATTTCAAGAGGATTAATTGATGACAACACTATGCCTAGTGTAGAAAAACAAGATATAGTAAACAGTAAGCGTGTATACGCAGCGTCAACTGACGCACAACAGCCCAATTCTAAACAACAACTAACTATGGAAAAAGAGCAACTCGATCTAGAAGTTGTGCGTAGTGAAGAGCGTAAAAAAGCTGCTTCCGCAGAGCGTACAAGAATTAGAGAGATTAATGCAATGTGTTCTAAGCGTGGTTTTGATGACCTAGCAGAACAGTTAATCAACAATGGTTCATCTGTAGATTCTTGCAGAGAAGCTATTTTAGATAAGCTAGATGCAAAACCTGTAGAAACAGCAAAGCCTATTGAAGAGCAACTTTCACCACAGGAAAGAAAACAGTATGCAAAAGACTATAGACTTTCTGCTGGTATTAGAGGATTAATTACTAATGATTGGTCTGATAAAGCATCAGGTTTTGCTAGAGAAATCTCACAACAAATTGCAAAGGACTCAGGTAAAGGTACAAGAAGTGGATCTTTATTTATTCCTTACAGTGGACTTGTACAAAGAGCTACATACGTAACTTCTGGTGCAACAACTGGTGGAAACATCGTAGCAACAGATTTACTAGCTGATGACTTTATAGAAGCACTAAGAAACAGCACAGTAATGGTTGGTTTAGGTGTACAAACATTATCAGGTTTAGTTGGTGATGTTGCTATACCTAGAAGATCAGGTGTTGCTTCTACTGGTTTCTTATCAAGTGAAACTGCTGCACTATCTCAGGCAGAAAGTACATTTGACCAAATTTCAATGACCCCTAAGACTTTAGGCACATTGTCTAAATTCTCTAGAAATATGCTTATACAAGCAACACCAGGTATTGAAGATTTAGTTAGAAGAGACATTAGTGACGGTATTAATTTAGGTATTGATCTAGGAATACTTAATGGTACTGGTTCATCAGGTCAACCTACAGGTATTATGCAAACATCTGGTATAGGTTCAGTTGCAATCGGTACTAACGGTGGTGCTATTACAGTTGATAAGCTTATTGACCTAGAAACTGCGATTATGGAAGATAACGCAGGTGTTAACGCTGATTCTATTTCTTATGTAACCAACGCTAAAGTAATGGGTGCTATTAAGAAACTAAAGACATCTGGTGGTGAGTACTTAGTAAACAACAACCTACAGGCATTAGGCAGAGGTGCAACACCTGTTGCTGTTAATGGTTATCCTTTAGCAATGACAAACCAAGTACCTAGCAACTTAACTAAGGGTTCTACAAGTGGTTCTTGTTCTGCTGTTGTAATGGGTGACTTTTCACAGGCAATTTTAGGACTATACGGTTCTGGTATAGAAATTACTGCTGGTGAAGATTCAGATGACTTTGCTAAAAACTTAGTATCAGTTAAAGGTGTAGTTGCATT